TTGCCGTCAAACTCGCTGACAATAGGAATAGATAGTGCCATGTCTATAACTCGCTTTGCACGGTACGCATAGTTTTAGCAATCATCTTTGTCATCTCGGCTTCGATACCGCGACGCGCTTTATACACAGCTGGCCCGATCAGTCGAGTGCGACCAGCGCCAACAAACCCAAGCGCGTTACCTAACTTGTTTGCGTTTGCGCGCCCCGCCGTTTCAAACACGGCTGCCGCAACATCTTTTTGTTCTATCAGAATTACGCCGACTGCGTTGCGTCGAGTGTCAAACCTCATCTTGACCCCGTTGGCTGCCTTGCTTGGTACGAACGGAAATATTTTGCGCGCGTTTTGTGTCCACGCGTAACGCATACCCGATAACGGTAAATCTTTGTAAACGGCTTTGCCTGCGTTAATTGCTGGCTGGGCAATCGCTGTTGCGTCAGCCTTAAAATCTTTTTGCAATTGCGGGTCAATTTTGCGCAATGAGTTGATCGTCTGTTTAACCCCGACGACCTCAATAGTTGTTGATGCTGGCATTGCGCTACCTCTTTTGCTTATTTAATAGCGTAATCACCGTTACTAGGTCACGCGTGTCAAACTCGATTGTCGTAGGCCAGTACCCTGTTGCAACTAATAACTCGGCTAGTTGCCGTCGGTAACTGCCTACGCCGTAGGGTTTGGGTCTGTCTCGTCAATCGCTTCAATGGTCATGTTTGGGTTTGCTTTAACCCAATCGCGGTATGTTGCTGGCATTGTTTGACCGCTAAGTTTTAACAAGTTGTACGCCCAGCAAACTAGATCGGTGTAGCCGATACCTTTGCCGTCGCTAATTTTGCGACCCTCAGTTTTTTCCCATTCGCATATCACAAACATATTCGTTGTAACTTCGACTGGCGCTGTGCCGTCGTTTAGATCAACTTTTAATTTTAATCGCATTGCCTATTCCTGTTCTCGGCCAGTAATGGCACGGTTTATGGGTTAGTTGTATCGACTGTTAATGCGCCGCCTTGAAATACGACATCATAGGTTGATAACTCGCCAAGTGACGCGTTGATGACTGGCAAACTTTCTAAATAACAATCAGTTAAAATAAACTTTGGGTTTGTTGCGCTATCTACTGCCGATGTCGGTTTAAGTGTCACCGTTGTTTTTGCGCCGATTAAATTAAACAAAGTCGCGTAAGTCTCAGTTGCGGCAAAACTTGCATACAAAGTCAATGTCACTTCGTTGTTGACGAGTCCCGCTGTGTAACTGCGTGAGTTTGTGCCAAACGCGGTGTCCTCTAAAGCCTCAACCAAATAGGTCAGGGTTGCTGACGTACACATATCAGATAGATCAACGCCGTTGATCGTCAATACCGGGTTTGATAAGTAAGTTGCGCTAGCCATGTGTTACTCCTTAAGTGTCTGTAATAGTTTTACCATAACGGCTGTGTGTTTGTGTGCATTACGCGGTTTGCGCTTGTACGCCTACCGATATGTCGTAGCACGGGTATTCTTGCCCGCCTATGTCGAGTGTGCCGGGTCTGCCTGACATGACGATTATTGCCGACCCTAAAACGGTTGCGGTGATTTGTAATATTTCGCGTAGCACGGGTAGCCCTGCTGGGCCGCTGCCGACGACTTTGATCGGGTAATCCATGCGTACGATGTTGCCGTTGCCAGCGATCGTCGTAAAACTTGGTGCTTGTATAAAAACGCAGTTAGGCACAAGTTTTGTTGGGTCGGTTACAACACGCAACGACGTGATTGCGGTAAGCGTCGTAGCGAGATCGTCTAGCGTTTCGTTGAATAGGTCGGTGTATGGTGCGGGCATTAGGCAACCGCTGGTCGGTCAATACCTAACAACTGTTTGACGATCGGTGTCAACGATTGTTGCGGTGCTGTACCCATGCCGTCAAACGACGCGAACACGTTCTCGAGCGAACCACGCGAACGCCACAACGCCGCGCTGTACATTAAAGTGCCGAGCGTGACATCACCGCTAGGCGACGTTGTCAGGTTGTCGTTGTAGCCTGCCTCGGCGCGTCTGCGACTGCAAAACTGGTTGCCAGCCGACACGGCCTGCGTAATAAGCGTGTAATCATCAGACGGGTTAGTAATCGACACACCCAAATACGTGACTAAGTTTGCGGCCGTTATCCACGTGCAGGTCGGTGTGAACGCGACTGTGCCTGTGTAGATCGCGACGAACTCGACGTTGCTACCCGTGCAAGCGTAAAGCACTTGGTTGGGTATTGGTTGGGTTTGATCAAATGTCCACTCGCCCGTGGTCGTGTCCACGCCTGTGTATTTGTATTGTGGGCATGACAACACGGTAAATGTGCCGTTAAACGGTGCGCCAAGCGAACCTACAACTACGCTGTCGCCAACTTGTATGTCGGTTGGCTCAAGCGTAGATATGCAGGCGTAGTCGTCTAGTAACTGTTTTGATGCGGTTAGATATGTTGCCATAGCGGTTAGGCCGCTACTCGATCAGGCGTAACTGGTTTTGTACGCGAGTGTTGCTTTTGTTTGAAAGAACGATGCGTAGCCATAGTACGAAAACGTACGTGACAACGTGCCAGGATTTTCAACGCTAAGCAATCCTCGAATTGCTTCGTAATACTCTGACGCTGGTGCGTGGAATACTGCAATAGTTTTTGCTGCAACGTTGCTGTCAACAATCATTTGCAAACCAAGTGGGTTAATTGTTGCCCAGTTCGCAAGACTGCCTGCGCCAAGTGTGTTGTATCCACCAAGACCCGGTTGTCCAATTGCTGGGAACAATGGTCGTTTGTCGCTGTCAACTACTGAGCCAAGTGTTGCCCAAGCGTCAGGTCCGACCAACATATGCGTTGGAAACAAGTTTGATCCTGAGGATATTTTTTGTGCCATGACGTAAAGAGTTGCAATTAAATCTTCAGGTGTGCCGTTCCAGTTTGTCTGAACGCTTGCACCTGTAACAAATGTGTCAACTGCAAAGTTGTCTGTAGCAATCATGTACTGACCCATTAGGTCGTTCATAATCTGTGTCATTGCGGCAGGTGACGTAAAGTCAATGTCCTGTACCGACAAAGTTACCTGACCAGCAAACGTCTTTTTTGTTACCGAGTTTGCTGCGATCACCATTGTGGTCGCTGACGCTGCACCAAATTCAACTGCGCCTGTTTGTTCGGCAACTGATGTGTGAGTTGTGATCGTTGGGCGGATAAATGTTTTTTGTGTGCCACCGTCAGGATATGCGCGAGCGCCGATTGCTGTTACGAATGGTCGAATAAAGTTGATGTCTTGAAATACTGGGCCGAGAACTGGTACTGGCAACAAACCCGGTGTATCGGTTGTTGCGATGTCGCCTGCGGCTGCTTCAAGCACACTTTGTTTTGCTTTTTGTGCGCCAACAAATTCTTCGTTGACTTTACGGAATGTGTCGCCACCAATGTGGTACGCGGCAAGGTATTCGCCGACGCTTGGCATACGAAATTCGCGTTTTGGTTGCGCCCAAAGTTTGTCAACAGTTGCTTGCGCTGCCTCGACTACTGGGGTTGCTTGTGTTTCGCTCATAGGGGTTGTGTCCTTTTCTGTGTCTTGATCTGATTGTAACTCTATTGCTGGCTCGGTTTCGTGGATAGTCTCGTCGGGTGCGCTAGCTGCAACGTCGGTGATGACCGCGCCTGCAAATGCGCCCTCGCTAACCAACGACAACTCTGACCAGTTAGCAGCCTCCACGATCATTGTGCCGTCGTCGTCGTAACTAAATTTTGTTGGGTTTACACCAACCGACACGGCATCTATAACGCCGTCATTTGCAAGCGTCAACGCCTCGTCGCCTAGCCGGGTTTGGCTGATCTTGGCGGTAAACATCATGCCCTGCGGGGTATCTACTCGCTCGACAACTTTGCCGACAATTTGGTTGCTGTCGTGTTGCATATAAAGTTTCGGGTCGCGCCCCGTGACTGGCAACGACCCTTGCAAAAACCGCACCTTTGTACCGTCGCTAACGGTCGCTGTTTCGTCGTATGTAACTGCTACGCCTGAGATTGAGCGCGACGGCAAGCCCTCTGCCGCCGCTGCGTCAACCGTGATCTGTGAAGGGGTTAATCGGATCATAAATTTTATAGTACTCCATTTGGTATTGGGGTTTCGGAATTGTCCTCGCGGTAATCACTCATCGAGTATTCGCCCGACAAGTATTGTTCAACGTCAAACTCAACATATGTGCCGTTTGGTAACACGTTGTTTTGGCTGAGTGTGCCAGCAATGCAATCGGCATAAGCGCGTACGCCAAATGTCCATAAGTCCATGCGCGCTTCGGCGCTCGACTGATACGAGTACGAGCCGACCGATACGCCTGCAAGGTATGGCGGTATGTTGCATAGTCGCGCCATTTCCATTGCTTGAAACTCTGCGCTCTCAATTAGCAACATTTTGTCAGGGCTGGTAAGTGTCTCGGTGTAAGTGACAAATTCGTTTAGTGCAGCGGTTTGGTTTGTTGCTCGAGCCGCATTAAACGCTGCCGCAAGATCGGCTAACTCTTGTGCGCTTAACGGCTCGCCACCTGTTTGACGCAAAATGCCAGCCGGTATTGCCGACGATGAGTTTCTAAACCGTGCGGCCTCAAGTTGCAACGCTGTCGCAATTGCTTTTTCGCTCATATAAACAATGCCTTGTATTGGCGACAAGAATTGCACAAGATCATCAGGGTTTAAGTTGCCGCCTTGAAACGTCAATTGTTTTGACGGCGCAAACCATACTGGGCCAGTTTGGTCAAGTGTGTTGACCATTGCGGCGGGTAGTCGAGTAAACGACGCTGGGTAGCCGTCGGCTGTGCGTGATGTGATGTACCAAAATGCGCGACCGTAAAAAAATAAATCGTCAAATGTCCACGACATAATAAAACTGTTTGGTGTTGACGGGTCAATGCGTCGTAGCCAAGTGCGTGGCGCTAATGGCATTTTTTCCATTTCGTCGCCGTTCCAAATTTCGTTATACATTTTTAGTTGCATACAACCAATAACCGATGCCATTAGATCGCGCGCTCGACTGACGGTAGGTACGCTCATCGCACGATTGCGTGACTCACCTTCGCTGTACGAGTAGTACTGTCCGATCATGCCAACGCCTGCGGTGTTAGCCGAGTAGTACTGACCGCCTGCGGCTGCCGCTTTTGTTGGCTCAGGCGATATAGCCGCCTTGTTTACTGACCGTGAAAATATCGCCATGCTGTAAGTATGCCACCAATTTATTTGACGGGTGTTGATAGGCGACCGCTAAGCGTCAACCGAGAAAGTAAGAACCTAACGGCCGCCCAGCAAAATACTAGCCACCTGCAACAACGATCATAGGTTTGCCTGTCGCTGTCGGTCGTGACGCGAGCGCCGCCGACCAAACTAAACACCGAGCCAACTCGATCGGGCCGGGTGACCGCTGCGACGATAACGCAATGCTGTTTTGACTGCGTACTGCGACTGCGCGCTGTACGTGTTCGGCAAGCATATTTTCGCCCGTGTGCCAAAGTAATTTCTCGTGGATCATTGACTTTATGCGCGGCGTGAATTTAAGTATTTCGCCGTAGCCGACAACTGCCCTGCGACGCTCAAGCGCTAACGGCCAATGAATATCTATTGACGGGCTAATAGCAAATTTGATTGCCGTGTTTTTTGCTAGGCGCTCGACGTGTCGCAACATTTCGTCGTAGGTGTCGCAAACAAATTCGACGGTGACAACGGTGCGCCGATCGTCAAGCACGATTGCGCGGGTAGCAAAATATCGATCGTCGGTCAGGCTGGTTTCTATGGCAACTGTGCCGCCGTCAGGCATAGGGTCGGTGTACTCCAACTCAGGCCACAAACCCGGTGCAATCCACGACTTGTCGCTGGCAACCCAAAGGTTGCATGACGCGCGCAAAAACGACGCACGATCAGGGTTCTCACTTTCAGCCTCAATCGTTTTTAGGGTTAGCGTTTTGCCGAGCGCTGGGTTTGCCCAACCCCACGCGCGACTGTCCATAGGCGATATGTCAGGCGGCGGCGACCACTCAGCAAAATACAACGATGACGGCTCGCCACGGTCAATAGATCGCAACCCCTGTTCTCGCCAACGCTGCATGGCGGTACTTGCTTCTGTGCCTGCCGTTGACCAAGCGCTGAGCAATGGTGATCGGCGGGCGCGTTGCGCTGGTAGCAAACCGCCGTCAATGACAGTCGAGCCAATATCCCAAATCTCGTCAGCAACGATCAGATCGCATGACATACCGTGACCGACACTCGAGTTGGCTGCACGGATAAACCATTTAGACCCGTCGGGCATGGTGACTTGGTTGCGACCGTACGACCGCATAAGTTTTGCACCAAACCGCAACTCGAGTACGTCGGCGAGTTTGTCGTTTC